AGATCAGGACAACGGCGACGAGCGCAAAGCTATTGATGAGATTATGACTAAGTTACGTATGTTCTGTCAGGAGATGCGTGTGTCTATGTTTATTGTGTCACACCTGCGTAGACCTGAAGGCAAGGGCCATGAAGACGGTGCATACACCAGCCTTGGTCAGCTACGTGGGTCGGCTGCGATTGCACAGCTTAGTGACATCGTGCTAGGATTAGAACGTAACGCACAGGCAGAGGATCCTATGGTACGTAACACCACCAACGTGCGTGTGCTGAAGAACAGGTTCAGTGGTATGACAGGACCAGCTACATCACTGATGTACAACAAGAACACAGGGAGGCTCACTGAGGTATTCGAATGAGATGTGTTGCTTGCGATAAGATAATGACAGACTACGAACTAACCAAGAAGTTCAGTGGTAGCGGAGAGTTTGTTGATATGTGTAATGAGTGTAGTCGTTACCTTGCTGAAGATGACTTGATAACAGTAGGTAACATGGACTATGCTACCCTTAGTGATCTAGAGGAGATACGAGATGTCGAAGATGGGACGTTGGATTATGACACAGGAACAGAACAAGGAGATGAGGAAGAATGGCTATGAACTTTCAGAAAGACAACAGCTTGATCTCGCCTACTATGAATACTGTGTTTTTAGACATAGAGGCAGACGGCCTGAACCCTACGAAAGTACACTGCGTGGTTACAAAGAGATCGAACGAAGCTCACTTGACCCACTTATCTAGAAGGAGTTTGATGAATGAACTGGGAAAAGGTGGATCTATATGTGGTCACAATATTATTGGGTATGACCTTCCTGTTCTGCACAGGTTATGGGGTATACGTATTCCTCAACACAGAGTTGTGGACACGCTGGTTCTTTCTCGGCTCTTTCATCCCGATCTGGATGGTGGTCACAGTCTCGCTGCTTGGGGAACTAGGCTTGGCTTTCCTAAAGGAGAGCATAATGATTGGGAAGAACTATCTGAAGAGATGGTTGAGTATTGCAAGAGAGATGTGGATGTCACTCACAGATTACATGATGCGTTGATGGCACAGATGCAGATGTTTGGATTCAGTCAGCATTGTGTTGACCTTGAACACAGCGTTGCGTTCATCTGTAAAGATCAGGAAGACAATGGCTTTGAGTTTGACAAAGATGGTGCGGTGTCTTTGTACGAAGAATTAACTACTCGTATGCACAGGATTGAGCAGGATCTACAGCGTGTGTTCCCGCCAATAGTAGAGGAGAGGATCAGTGATAAAACACAGAAGAGACTCAAGGACAAAGTTACGGTATTCAATGTCGGTAGTAGACAACAGATTGCAGAGCGGCTTGCTGGCAAGGGTGCAGTGTGGAAGGAACTCACTCCCGCAGGAAAACCAAAGGTCGATGAGGCTACGCTTAAAAAACAGACTCACATTCCAGAAGCAAAGATCATACTACGTTATCTTCTCTGCCAGAAACGAGCCTCTCAAGTTGACTCGTGGATTAAAGCAGTTGGAGAAGACAAGAGAATACATGGCAGAGTCAGACACATCGGCGCTGTCACCGGACGGATGGCACACTCCAATCCAAACATGGCTCAAGTTCCTGCTGTAAGGGCTGAGTACGGTAAGCAGTGCCGTGAGTTGTTTACTGTTCCTAGTGGTCGTGTTCTTGTTGGTGCTGATGCAAGTGGTCTTGAGCTACGTATGCTTGCACACTACATGAACGATGATAACTACACAAAAGAAATACTAACAGGTGATATACACACAGCTAATCAGAAAGCTGCTGGTTTGGAGACAAGAGATCAAGCCAAGACATTTATCTATGCGTTCTTGTACGGTGCAGGTGATGCCAAGATAGGTAGCGTGGTAGGCGCTACGAGCAACGCAGGTCGTAAGTTAAAAGAGACATTCTTAAAGAACACACCAGCATTAGCAGAGCTACGACAGAAGGTAGCTACAGATGCTGAGTCTGGTTTTCTTACTGGTCTTGATGGCAGACGTATACGTGTACGCTCACAACATGCTGCACTTAACACGTTACTACAAGGCGCTGGTGCTGTGGTAATGAAGCAGGCTATTGTTATTCTGTATGATTTGTTAGCTCATGTAGATTTCAAGCTGGTTGCACAGGTTCACGATGAATGGCAGATAGAGTGCAAACCAGAGGACGCAGACTTCATAGGTAAGTCTTGTGTCAACGCAATGATATTCGCAGGTGAACTCCTGCAACTGAACTGTCCGTTAGACGGAGAGTATAGGGTTGGTACTAGTTGGTGTGATACTCACTAGCACAATTCTATTTTATGTGGTATAATATTAGGGTAAGTTTAACTAGCAGGAGAAATGCTATATGTCTAATGAAGCACCCAATGTAATGGTTAACTGTGAATTGTTCTGGCCTAACCTGACTCACAAGAACGAGTTAGCGGGTAAGTACACAGTTGATCTTGCTAACCTATCTGATGCTGCTGTTGTTGCATTGGAAGATATGGGTATCAACATTAACAACAAGGGAGATGAGCGTGGATCGTACATCACCTGCAAATCCAACAACAAGTACAGAGCGTTCAGATCTGACGGAACAGAGTTGCTCATCAAAGGACGGACACCACGAGATGACATGGACGATCCAGAAACAGGAGTCGTGGTGGGTAACGGTTCCAAAGCCAAGTGCCTCATCGGGTATTACGATTGGGAGTACCTCAAGAAGAAAGGTCGTAGTGCCACACTCAAGCGTCTTGTAATTGATGAGGTTGTTGAGTACACACCAGAAGTAGAAGAGATGGAAGCTCTGTGATACTCATTGACGGTGACATGCTGGTGTACCGTGTAGGGTTTGCCTGTGACGAGGAAAGTGAAGACGTTGCAGTGCAGACCCTAGACAACTACCTGTCTGAAATGGTTGTAGATCTTTCAGAACACTACAACACCAGCACTGTGTACCTAACAGGTAAGGGCAACTTCAGGGACGAGGTTGCTGTTACTCTACCGTACAAAGGAAACAGAACAGAGAAACGTGTACCTGTACACAAGAAACTGCTCCGTGATTTCATGGTGTCGGAGTGGAACGCACAGGTTGTCAACGGTATGGAAGCTGACGATGCCATAGCTATCAAAGCTACTGAGCTAGATCACAACGCCATCATCTGTTCGTTAGACAAAGACTTCAAACAAGTTCCTTGTCCTATGTACGATTATACGAAAAAGGTTTTAACTGCAGTTAAAAAAGATGACGCTATGCGCTGGCTGTATAAGCAGGCATTGATGGGAGACAGGGTTGATAACATACCCGGCATACACGGTATCGGTCCCAAGAAAGCAGACAAGATCATTGATCCTTGTACTACTGAATGGGAGTGCTACAGCGTGTGCCTTACTCACTACTGGGACAACGAGTTGGATGAAGACCGACTACTAGAAAGCCTTAGCCTTCTGTACCTGTTACGTTCACATGATGACAAGTATGAGAAACCAAGTGAAGTATGATTCTAAGTTTGAGAAAAAAGCCCATGAGATTATGCAGGGCTGTGAGTATCATCCAGAACAACGCATCTTTTATGTAGTTCCTAAACACTACGAGCCTGACTTTGTTTACACACACCGTGGCAAGACTGTGTACATAGAAGCAAAGGGTAGGTTCCGTACATCTGAAGAGGCACGTAAGTATGTCATTATCGCAGAGGCACTTAGCTGGACGGAGGAGTTGGTATTTCTCTTCCAACGACCAAGCACCCCAATGCCGGGAGCCAAACGAAGAAAAGATGGTACACGCTACACAATGGAAGAGTGGGCAGAGAAGCATGGATTCCGTTGGTACACTCTTAAAACAATACCTACAGGATGGAGAAGATGACAAGACATCTAGTAATACCTGACACTCAGATAAAACCAGAACATCCCATTGACCACATGATGTGGGCTGGTAGGTATGCTTGTGCTGTCAAGCCTGACGTTATCGTACATCTGGGTGATCACTGGGATATGCCATCGTTGTCATCGTATGACGTAGGCAAGAAGTCGTTTGAAGGTAGACGTTACTCTGCTGATGTTGAGGCAGGCAACGAAGCTATGCAGGTCTTCATGGACTGCATCAGAGCAGAGCAACAGCGACTGCGTAAACGAAGAAAAAAGATATGGAAGCCGCGTCTTATCTTTACGCTAGGCAATCACGAACAACGCATCGAACGTGCAGTAGAGAACGATGCAAAGCTAGAGGGACTGATGAGTTATGAAGATCTTAATCTGCGCGGTTGGGAAGTTCTTCCGTATCTTCAGCCTATCATTGTGGATGGTGTCGCTTATTGTCACTTTTTTACTAGCGGTGTTATGGGCCGCCCAGTCACAAATGCAAAGCTACTGCTCCAAAAGAAACATATGTCTTGCATCATGGGACACGTACAAGACAGAGACATTGCCTTCGACAGAAACGCAGCAGGAAAAAGAATGACCGCACTGTTTGCTGGTATATACTATCAACATGATGAGCAATATCTTAACCCACAAACAAACGGATCTTGGTCTGGTCTTTGGGTTTTGAATGAAGTAGATAACGGTACGTTTGATGAGATGCCTGTATCTATGACGTATCTACGGGGGAAGTACGGTGCTAACTCTTGACGAATTACTTGAGCGTATTGCATCACGATATGATGAAGTAACTATAATGGAAATATTGGAGATTACATCCGAAGATCTAGTTGAACGGTTTGCTGACAAAGTAAACGTGAACAGTTGGAAGTTTGATTTGGAGGAAGAGCATGAGTAGTGGTGAGAACGAGTGGACAGACTATAAATCCATAGACGATGTACCGCCACAGGAGTGGGACAAGGTTAACAAGTACAAAACATTTACAGGTAAACTGTTTCACCCTAGTGATAAGCACAATCCTGTGACCCAGCCTGATCACTACAACAAGGGCGCTATCGAAGCCATCGAAGCAATCAAGGCATCTATGCACCCACAGGAATACAAGGGGTATCTCAAGGGTAACTGTCTGAAGTACCTCTGGAGATACGAGTACAAGAACGGTGTCGAGGATCTGCGTAAAGCCCGTGTCTACCTAGACTGGTTAATCAAAGAGATGTCTTTATGAAAGTAATTGACGGCAAGTTTGGAACAAAGACAGAAGAGAAGGAGATAACCACGGCTGAGTTTCTGGCTGCGTTTGCTGCAAAGGCTACGCTACAGGAGAACGAAGGCAGGAAACCAAAGGTAGTCGTGGTCATGTACGAGGACGGTGAGATGTTTGAAGTAGCGTCCAACGAGCAGTACCCCGATGGAGTGTACATGCTCCTACAGTTAGCGGCACAGGCAATCATAAACGAAACACTAGGAGTAACAGAATAGATGGACGCATACCAACAGTACATACACAAGTCACGATACGCACGATACCTACCAGACGAAAAGCGTAGAGAAACGTGGGAAGAAACAGTAGAAAGGTACGTGAATTACTTTGCAAATAAGTTTGACATCGAAGATAGTTATGATGAAATCCTGACAGCTATTGACGACCTAGATGTTATGCCGTCTATGCGAGCGTTGATGACTGCTGGTGAAGCATTAGATCGTGACAACGTAGCAGGATTTAACTGTAGCTATCTTCCTATTGATCATCCCAAAGCATTTGATGAGATGATGTACGTTCTCATGTGTGGTACAGGTGTAGGGTTTAGTGTTGAACGGCAGTATGTACAGAAATTACCAGAAGTAGCAGAGGAGTTCCATGAAACAGACACAGTTATTAATGTGGCGGATTCGAAGATCGGATGGGCGAAATCGTTTAGGGAGTTGGTATCACTGTTGTATTCAGGTCAAGTTCCCAGATGGGACGTTAGCAGAGTACGACCTGCAGGTTCCCCGCTCAGAGTTTTTGGCGGTAGAGCATCGGGTCCAGAGCCTTTGCTCGACTTGTTCAGATTCACAGTTGAACTCTTTAAGGGAGCTGCTGGACGAAAACTTAGCTCCATTGAATGTCACGATCTTTGCTGCAAGATTGCTCAAATCGTTGTCGTTGGAGGAGTCAGACGATCAGCACTTATCAGTCTTAGTAACCTAACAGACGATAGACTGAGGCGTTGTAAGCATGGACAGTGGTGGGTAGAAGAACCCCAGCGTGGATTAGCCAACAACTCAGCGTGTTACACAGAGAAGCCTGACTTTGAGGCGTTCCTTAACGAGTGGACTAGTTTATATGAATCACGATCTGGTGAACGAGGTGTGTTTTCTAGAGTGGCAAGTCAAAAGCAAGCTGCAAGAAATCAACGAAGAGATGCTACCTATGATTTTGGAACTAATCCATGTAGCGAAATCATCCTCAGACCCTATCAGTTCTGCAATCTTTCTGAAGTTGTTGTCAGGGCAACCGATACGCTCGCTAGTCTCAAACGAAAAGTACGCGTTGCGACTATCCTTGGAACTCTACAGGCTACCCTCACTGACTTCAGATACCTAAGAGCCATTTGGAAAACAAACACAAAGGAAGAGGCACTGCTGGGTGTGTCACTGACGGGCATCATGGATCACCCTATGTTGTCTGGAAGAGGAGACAAGAATGAACTCAAGAAGTGGCTTAGAGCCATGCGTCAGGAAGCTATCGACACTAACAAGCTCTG